GCTTGACGCTTTATCTTTGAAATCGTCTGATATGGACGCGGGAACAGACCTATTGCTTGACGTTGGCTATGTGTATGACGACAACACTACATATACAAACGACCTTAATGCTTTATTTGATGGCCTCGACATTGCTCAAGACGCTGGTTCAGTTGCTTGGCCTGTTGCTGATGGTCTATTAACAGGTGTTGGTTTTACTGCCCAAGCAGATGGCTATATTACTGTTCAATTGACAGATAATGCCGCCGAAGCCGATGGCACTCTTGATATTAAAGCTCTTTTCTCTTACGACGGTTAGGGATAGATACAGATGGCAACTCTCTCAGAACTACAGTCTAAGGTGTCTGTTCGCCTCAAAGACCCCAGTAATAGCTCTGTATCTTCTGAAGAGGTTGCTTCTGTTATCAATGACGCTATACAGCATTGGTCAAAAAAAGAATTTTGGTTTAATGAATTTCAAGAAACAGTGACGCTCGTTCAAAATAACCCTATTTTACCATCGCTACCAGTTACACCAAAATATGTTTTTAAAGATGGTGGCATTGTTATTGATTACGCGCAAAATAGATGGCCTGTAAACAAGGTATCCTCTGACGAATACGATAGAATGAACGTAGAAGGCCGTGGAATACCTTATGCTTGGACATATAGAAACGGCGGCTTTGAATTATATTGGTATCCTGACGCGGCTTATAGCGCGATTGTAAGGGGTATTAAGGCATATGCGCCACTCGTTAATGGCACGGATACAAACGATTTTACAGACGAAGCCACAGATTTAATAATGTATGAAGCCTTATCAAGGCTATTTGGTGAATTTAGACAAGATCCGAATATGGAATCTTATTACCAAGGGCGGACGCAAAACGAACACCAAACACTGAAAAAGCAAACAAGAGATAACGTATCAACGGGGCGACTTGAAATAGAGGGTTTATAATGCCGACATTGACAAATAATTATAGCTTTAATAAGCCAAACGTAAACAGCGCAGACGATCAAGATTTATGGGGTGGTCAACTAAATGCCAATTGGGAAAATATTGACACACTGCTATTAGAATCCGCAGACGCACCCGTGATAACCAAAACCGCAGATTATACAGTTTTAACAACGGACAGAAACAAATTGATTGCGGTTAGTTCTTCTAGCGGCGCAGTTACAGTAACATTACCAGCCGCAGCCAGCGCAACAGATGGATTTAAAGTTACAATTAAGAAAACAGATTCTAGCACTAATGCAGTTATTATTGATGGCAACGGCGCAGAAAATATTGACGGAACTGCAAACCAAACAATATTTGGACAATACGACTCTTTGACTATTGTTTGCGATGGTACGGGATGGCGGGTTATTTCTGGAGTTTTAGAGCTTGCTGGTAAAATTGATACGTTTGCTTTTGACACGCCTCCTGCTGGTTGGATTGAGTGCGATGGCACGGCGGTCAGTCGCGCTGTATATTCAAGGCTTTTCGCTGCAATAGGCACGACATGGGGCGTTGGCGATGGCTCTTTAACGTTTAATATTCCTGATTTTAGAGGCGAGTTTATTAGAGGCTGGGATAATGGTCGCGGTGTTGATACAGGGCGCGCCTTTGCATCAACACAAGCAGACGCTCTAGCAAGTCATACGCATACATACAATGTTTCAAACGCAACGGGCGGCTCTTCTGACGTTTCTTTTTCTGCTAATACACCTAACATAACAGGTAAAGGGACAACAGACGCAACGGGCGGCGGCGAAACTAGACCTCGTAACGTGTCTGCGCTTATTTGCATTAGGGTTTAATACATGACAACAACTAAATCACAATACATTCCGCTGCAAGCTTTGGCTGGTGTTTGTCCACCTACGGACAGCACGCCATACAGCACTCAGCATTATGTAAGTTGTGATAAGATTAGATTTGTAAAAGGGTTGCCACAAAAAATAGGCGGCTGGAGTACTATAGTTTTGCAAGGGTCTAATATAGATGGAACAGCAAGAACTGTATTTTCTGGAAATTTAGATGATAAAGTGCAAACCTTAATAGGTTCAAGCACAAGCTTATTTGCTCTCATTGGCTCTGACGTTTCTATTATCACTCCATTTAACATATCGCCAAACGCAATAGCTAATAGCCTCGATACATTGTACGGAAATCTTGCTTCTAACCCTATTGAAACAACGATAGGAAGCATAGAGGTGTCTATATCTGATGCTAACGCGTCTGCATTTAGGGATGGAGATTCCTATACGTTATCTGGTGCGTCTGCTGTTGGCGGAATACCTGATACAGATTTTAATAAAACCCATATTGTCCGCGCTGTTTCAAGCGGTATTATAATGATTAAAACAGCAACGGCGGCTACATCGTCAACAACTGGCGGCGGCACTGTAACACGCGCAAGCGGCATTATAACAGTTAACGCCACGGCACACGGTCAATTAGAAGGCGCACGGACTAAAATACTTGCGGCAACGGGTACGGGCGGCATCACGGCGGTTCAAATAAATAACGAGTTTTTAATTCGCAACGTAACCACAAATACTTTCGACATTGTGACGATTGGCGTTTCAACATCTAGTGTTACATCTGGCGGCGGCGCATCTACAACTTATCAAAAAACTATCGGGGTGGGATTAGAAAACGAAACAAGCGGTCAAGGCTATGGCATGGGCAAATATGGCGTTGGCCTATACGGCACGGCATTAGTGTCTGATGACGGGCGGCGTTATCCTCGCGTCTGGTTTTGTGATCAATTTGGCGAAAACATTACAGTTACGGCTGGCTCAAGTAGCGGCGTTTATCAATGGAATGGGAATCTTGCAACAGCTCCTACACTTGTACCCAATGCCCCCACGCAGGTCAATTATGCGTTTGTTTCTGATAATATTTTAATCACACTTGGCGCGGATGATGAAAGAAATAAAATTAAATCTTCTGACATTAACGATATTACAATTTGGACTGCATCATCAACAAATCAAGTGTTTGAAGATTATATAGAAGGGGCGGGGCGCTTATGGTCTCATGTGTCCTTAAACGGCACTAATATGTTGTTCACATCTACGCAGTGTTATACCTTTCGATATATCGGGCTGCCCTTTATTTGGGAAATCAAGTTCAAGGACAATATCGGCTGCATATCACCAATGGCGAGAGTCGTTGTTAAGGGTGTGGCTTATTGGATGGGCGAAAATAATTTTTATATGTGGCGCGGTGGTAATGTCGAGGTAATGCCATCAAATTCATCACCTGAAACAACGCTGCTAAACTACGTGTTTAAAAACATTAACAGATCGCAATCATCAAAGGTTTTTTCTTGGTACAATAAGCGTTATGATGAAATTTGGTTTCACTATCCTAGCGCAAGTTCAAATGAAATCGACAGCGTTGCGCGTTATCACGTAACAGAGAAACACTGGACTCCTGATACTTTTAACAGGCTTGCTGCCGAATATCCAAATATTAATTTACAGTACCCAAGGCTAATAGACAGCAACGGTATATTATACCAACACGAGGTAGGCAATAATGACAGTTTATCCGCTATGCCGTGGTCTTTAAAAACAAAATACTATGACATGGGAACTAACAACATTATGCAGGCAGCAATCGTGCCTGATAGCGTGCAATCGGGTGAAATATCTGTTACAATAGAAGCATATTCTTTTCCTCAATCTTCTGTGGCGAAGAATACAAAAGTAATAAGCGTTTTATCAGATACGGAGCAAGTGCCAATTGATGTTGACGGAAGGTTTTTCCAATACAGTTTTAGCGGTGAAGATTTAGATCAAGAGTGGATAATGGGACAATGGATGCAGTCTGTACAAGTTAGTTCGAGGTCACAATAATGGCAAAACGATACTACCCTTATATTGATAGCGCGGATCAGTTGGTTGATTTTAGTAAAGATATTGCGCGGATACGAGAAGAAGACATAGAAGAGTTTAGCAATTTAAAAAACGTGCTAATGTCTGGCAGAAAAGTAGGTAAAACCCCTTCTAGCAGCTCGGATATAGAAGATACAGATCGCGTTGGTGATTTTAATTATGATGCTAATTATATGTATCTTTGTGTTGATAATACAGGCGCGGAATGGCGCAGAATAACTTTAGGGAGTTGGTAATATGGGATTTTTCGATGATATGTCTAAAACGCTTTTTGGGGGCAGTGATGCAGAATCTCAAAATACATCGCAATCTGGTTTTGCTTTATTGCCACAAGAGATTCAAGACGCTTTTAAAAGTTACGCGCAAAATTTAAACACCAATTTTAGCGGCGGCGATACAAGCGCGTTTACACCCCTTGGCCAAACAAAATATGAATCGCAAGCCCTTAACTCTATTGGGCAGGGCGTAACTCCTGACGCGCAACAAATACAGTCTGACGTTGGTATGCAGATGAATCCGTTTGATGATTATGTTATCAATGATGTCAATCGCCAAGCGCAGGGTGATTACAGTATTTTAAATCAAGCGGCAAATGCGGCGGGTCAAATGGGTTCTAATAGGCAAATGTTGGGCGCGAATGATATTGAGCAAACACGCCTCAATACGATTGGTAATTTAAAGCAGGGTCAATATAACAAAGCCCTTGATAATAGCCTTAATCAACTTACAGCCTCACGGGGACAAGATGTTGAGCGGCAGTTCGGCGCGGGTGAGTTCTTACGTGGATTAGACATGCAGACAAACCAAGCTCCGATTAATCAAATGTCAACATATGGTCAATTACTTGGCGCATTGCCTCAAACGGGCGGCTCTACAAGTCAAGGAACAACAAGCAACAATACCCGAACAGGAATAGCAACGGGGATAGCTGGCATAGCTTCCGCGTTTTCTGACGAGAGACTAAAAGAAAATATAGAAAAAGTAGGCGAGAAAAACGGCTACGGTCTTTATGAATTTAATTATATTAATGACCCAAATACGCGTTATCAAGGTGTTATGGCGCAAGATGTTGAAAAGATAACACCATCAGCCGTATTTGAAAGCGAAGGCTATAAAAAAGTTAATTACGCTAAAATCGGTGTAGAAATGAAAGTTGTTTAATATGAGCATGATGAACTTTTTAAAAAACATGGGCGGACAAAACCAAGAAGTGCCACAAGGCAGCATAGATCCTATGGCTGATTTAAATCCGCTTCATAAAATAGCAATCGGCCTTGGTGGCGTTGGAGCAGTTGATAATTATCGTCAATCTGGTTATGATCAGCAAAAAAGAGAAGCTTTAAAGGCTTTATCACAAGAAATGCAAGGTGGCCTTGATAAAGAGCAAGCCCTTATGAAATACGCAGGTATTACAGGGGATTATAATCCAGTCTTTAGAACAGGCAGTTCTTCTGATATGGGCGGGGCTACAGGGGTTCTTGTTCAAAAGCTTATGGATGAAACAGGAATGTCATTTCAAGATGCGCTAGGGCAAGTGCAAACAGGATTCAGACAGGGTGTAATGTTCAAGGATGGACAAGCAACGCCGATTGCAGGAATGGGCAACGCGTTAGGAAGCCTTGCAGGTCAAGAAAACTTTGGTAAAACATCGGGCGGACTACAAGCTGAGAAGATTTATAAACCTGATGTAGAATATGACACGACCATAGCAGGGGAAAACGCAAAAATAGATGCTAAAAGGACAGCCGAATTAGGTCAATCCAACGCAAACGCCGAAAAAGTTATGGGTACTATTGACAAAGCTTTATCTGACGAATCTGGAATGGAATCTTCTGTTGGTGGATTTCTTGGTATGCAAGGGCGACAATCTTCTGTATTACCTCTTACAGAAGACCAGAGACGATTCCAACCTATTGTAGATCAATTAAAAGGTGAGGCGTTTTTACAAGCATTCGAGAGCCTAAAAGGTGGCGGCACTATTACTGAGATAGAGGGGGAAAAGGCCGAACAAGCAATTGCACGTTTAAATCAATCTCAAGATCCTAAAGACTTTAGGCAAGCCCTTACTGACCTGCGATTAATTGTAAAAAGTGGTATGGATCGCGCTAAGTATAGCGTAAATAGAATTGATAATGATAACTCTAATTTAAACAATGAAAACCAAACAACCTCTACGGGCGTTTTGAAATTTAACCCAGAGACAGGAAATATTGAGTAATGGCAGATACAATAATTCCACCAATTGACGAAATGTTATTACAGGACGATGCGACATATCAAGCCTCTGGGGAAACACCTATGCCCGAAATTGGGCAACAATATAAAAACGTACAAACTCCACAAGGAATTGTTCAATTTCCTGCTACAATGAGCAATGAAGCCATAGCTGAAATATTGCGTAAAAAGTTTCCTCCCAAAACAGCACCGAAGGAAATTGACGCACTAGTTGGTGAAACTTTTTTTGACCGCATGGGTGCTAATTTAAGCAAGCGCGGCGACATGGCGCAAGAAATTGGAAACGCTTATAAGGCAGGTGATCAAGGTTTTACGGAAAGCGCGTTACAAGGGGCTGCCAATGTTGGATTAGGCACGATAAATGATTTATTTGGCGAAGGCATAGTAAGCGGCGCGCGCGGATTAAGCGCAATTACTCCTGATGCTATAGAAAACCCTGTAAAATCTGGTGCGAAGGGTGCTTTGTCATTATTAGGGAAGCTGCCAACCTTTGATGGGAGCAATTTGTCGGATGTTGGAGGTGAAATACAAGCTCTTGGTAACATGGCGGGTGAATATGCCAAAGAAAACCCTCGTGCGGCTAGAAATATACAAGCTCTTGGCAATATAGCAGGATTTATACCAACGGCTAAAGCAGGGCAATTAGGGTATAAAGGTGCAAAATCTACGTCTAATCTTATTGATGGGGCATTACCTAAAAAAACACCGTTAATGTCATCACAGGATGCTTTTGAACATTCCAAGAAATTCTATAAATCTGCCGATGATATTGGCGCACAAATGAGCGCGGATAGAGGTTTAAAGCTTATAGATGATATGCAAAAAAGAGCATTTCCATCTGATGCAAAAGATTTAAAGGCCGCAAGCCGTAAAGCTTATTATAAAACTATAAAAGAAATAGAAGATGATTATTTGGGAGAGCCTCTAAATCTTCAAAACTTAATTAATATAGACCAAACAATCAGCGGCGACATACAAAAAATGGCAGTGGCAGACCCTGCCAGCGCAAGAAAGCTTGGGCAAGCACAAAATGTTATTCGTGAATTTATGGACGATCCAAAAGCTGGTGATGTTACAGGCGGAAAGCTTGGCTTAGAAATGTACAGAGAGGGAACTAGATCATATTCTAAAGCCAAAAGAATGGAGAAGATAGAAAATATTGTTGCGCACGCCGAGGGGGCAGCGCAACCATCTACGGCTATAAAAAATGGATTAAGAACGCTGCGAAAAAGAATACGCGAAAAGAAAGAAAGAGGATTTTCCCCAGATGAAATAAAAGCTTTGGATAAAGCTCTTGATTCAAACGGAATGGAGGGAATATTACGCGCCCTTGGTAGCAGATTACCAACCACATTCGCCGCAGGTGGTGCGGCATTTACTGGATTTAATCCAGTGGCTATTGCAGGAACAGGAGCTATTGCTGGCGTATCTGCATTATCAAGAATGGGAGCAGAGGCTATAAAAAAGGGAAAGGTAAACAACCTTTTAAAATCAATACAGCCAGACGCAAAAATTACTCCAAGTGCATTAATGAAAATTACCGAATAAACAAAAAAGGAAATAAAATATGTCAGACCATAGAGAAATAATAACCACAAACGCAACCGTTTTTTTAGTATCGGGTGGGCGCGGAACGGAAAAGGATATGTATGAATGCACTGTTAATTCATACGGCGATTTTGGCGGCGGCAC